TGGCAGAAGAACGACATTGTCCGGCCGCTGTTCGGGACGATGGCCTATGACGAGCAGTACGACGAATGGGTACGTCAGTACCGCGTTGCGTGGCTTGAGATGGCCCGCAAGAACGGCAAGTCCGAGCTTGCCTCCGGCTTTGCCCTGTACGGCCTTGTAGGCGACGGGGAAGAGTCGGCCGAGGTTTACTCCGTCGCGGCCGACCGCGATCAAGCCTCATTGGTCTTCGACGTCGCTAAGCGGATGGTCGAGCTTTCTCCCGTCCTGTCTAAGCGGCTCGTGGTCGTGGCGTCCAAGAAACGCATCATTGACCCGAAGACGAACAGCTTTTACGCGGTCCTCCCCGGGGACGCCTCCGGCGCCCTCGGCACTAACCCGTCAATGGTCTTGTTTGACGAGGTTCTGACGCAGAAAGACCGGCATCTTTGGGATGCAATGCGCCAGGGCTTCGGTACCCGGCGTCAGCCGATTCTTATTGCCACCACTACAGCCGCGTACACGTCGGCTCGTTTCGCCTTGGAGGAACACGAGTATGGAGAACAACTCCTCAGCAAACCTTCCGGCGACCCTGCCCGGTTCGTGTTCATGCGGAATACTCCACGCGATTGGGATTGGCGTGACGAAGGAACACCAGCCAACCCCGACACTGGAGAGCCCGCAACCGGCTGGTACCACGCCAACCCCGCCCTCGGAGACTTCCTCAGCATCGGAAACCTGAGGTCCGAGGCCCTAGAAGCCGAGTCGAAGCCGAGCGCTGAGAACGCCTTCCGGGTGTTCCGGCTGAACCAATGGGTGTCGCAGGCGGAGCGCTGGCTTGATATGGCCGTGTGGGACCTGAACGCGGCTCAGCCCGTGTCCAGGGAAGCCCTCAAGGGGCGTTGCTGCTTTGCCGGCCTGGACCTTGCCTCCGTGTCCGACTTCACCGCGTGGGTTCTGCTGTTCCCGGGGTCTCCAGAGGACCCCGACGCGGGCGGGTTCACGGTGCTACCCCGCTTCTGGATTCCGTCGAAGGCTCTCAAGGCCAGGGGTGCTCAGCGCCAGACGCTTGAGTACTGGCGGGACCTCGGTTATCTCACCATCACCGACTCTGACACCACGGATTACAACGTGGTGCGGGAAGAGATCGGCAAGGACGCCGAGGATTTCTGTATAGACCTCTTCGGCTATGACCCTTGGAACGCTACTCACCTAGTGAGCGAGCTTGAAGACGGGGGCCTTGACGGCGTTAAGGCGCCTCAGACGTCGGCCCGCATGACCGATCCGTGCAAGTGGCTGGAGTCCCTTCTAGCGCAGGGCGAGCTACACCACGGCGGGAATCCGGTCCTCCGCTGGATGGCGGACAACGTAGAGATTCAGCGCACGGCGGAAGGCTTGTTCAAGCCTTCTAAGGCCAAGTCTGGCGACAAGATCGACGGCATTAGCGCGCTGCTTAACGCGCTGTTTGTCGCATTCACTGAAGACGACACAGAGGCGGGTTTCGTCAGCCTTGCCGACTAACGGGGGTGGGTTGATGAAGCGCTATTCGCTCGTGAAGGACCTGACCGCCTCGGCGCTTCAATGCTCCGGGGTGTTCGTGTTCGCGGTCGGCGCCTATCAGGTGTATAGGCCGCTTGGGTATTTGCTTGCCGGGCTCTTCTTGATGCTCGTTGGCTTCTCGCTGACGCCGAAGCCGGACGAGGCAAACGAACGGGGGCCTGAGTACCGGTGAGCGTCTTCTCTCGCATTGAGAAGCGCACTGGTGGTCTCGGGTGGCTGTCTTCACAGCCTCCCGTTGACTGGGTGCGTAATGCCTTCCTCGCTAATGACCCGATCTACTCGGGTAAGCAGGTCAACGAACAGACGGCTATGCAGGTCTCGGCGGTCTACTACTGCGTTGGCCTTATCTGCGACGCTATCTCGTCGCTGCCGATCCAGACCTTTAAGGAATTCCCGGACGGCTCCACGGACTATGTCCGGGCGCCGGCATGGCTGCGCAAGCCGAATTACCGGATGACGCCGTTTGACTTCTGGCAACGCGTGTTTATGTCGCTGCTTGTCGCTGGCAACGCCTACATCTTCACCCTGCGCAACGACAAGGGCGACGTTGTAGAGCTGTGGCCGATCCATCCGAGCTGGGTTTACCCGTACCCGGAGCAGGGCTCGACAGACATCCTGTTTGACGTCAACGGGACCACGATGGACTCAACCGAGATCCTTCATATCCCGGCTATGTCGATGCCGGGATACCTGACAGGCCTTAGCCCGCTTGAGGCTGCCCGGCAGGCTATCGGGATCTCGATGGTTACCGAAGAGTTCGGGGCCCGGTTCTTCTCACAGGGCGCATACATGTCCGGTGTCATTCAGACCACGGGCAAGATGAACCCCGACGAGGCTAAGCGCCTCAAAGAAGACTTCATGAAGAAACATCAGGGAGTCGCCAACAGCCACGCCGTGGGCGTCTTGACCGGTGGTGCCACTTGGCACCCGATCACCATCACGCCCGAGCAAAGCCAGTTCCTACAGACACGGAACTTTACGAAAGCCGATATCGCGCTGTTCTACCGTGTGCCGGCCTACCGCGTTGACCCTGCCGTTACGTCGTCTTGGGGTAAGGGCGTTGAGGAGCAGAACTATCAGCTTGCACAGGACACCTTCGCGCCGTGGGCGGCGCGTGTCGAGCAGGCTATTAGTACGTTCCTTCTGCCCGGCTTCCAGACTATGCGTTTCAACATGGACGCCCGCATGAGGGCCAAGCTGAGCGAGCGCTACCAGGCGCACGCGCTAGCCATTCAGAACGGCATCAAGAGCCCCGACGAAGTCAGGGCCGAAGAGGGCGAACCGCCGATCCCTGGAGGTAAGGGCGATCAGTGGTTCCGCATGGCAACGGTTGTCGGCATTGACGAAAACTTGCCCACGATCAGCGACAAGAACAAGCAACCGGATGTTGTGGACGGCGGCGACGCCGGTTCGTTCATGTTCACGCCTCCGGCGACTGTTGACCCGAACGCCCCGCCGGGGCCTCAGGCGGCCCAGTCTCCCCCTCCGCAGACGACACCTACAGCTCCGAAGGGGAAGAGATGACGCTTGAGCGCCGCGCGGTTGATACCGCGTTCAACATCACCAACGCCGGGGACCGGTGGACGTTTACCGGCTACGCCGCGAAGTTTGACACCCGAAGTCATGACCTCGGGGGCTTCATCGAGACGGTTCGGGGTGGCGCGTTCCGACGCGCCCTCAATGAGGGCCAGGACGTGCGGGCCCTCATCAACCACGATGCCGGCCTGATCCTGGGGCGGACCGCGTCCGGCACGCTGAAGCTGGCCGAGGACTCGACGGGGCTTCACTACGAGGTGGCGGCCCCGGACACGTCCTACGCGCGGGATCTTGCGGAGTCGATGCAGCGGGGCGACGTCACACAGTCGTCTTTCAGCTTCCGCGTCCGCCAGGACGATTGGCAGAAGGAAGGCCGCGGGCGTCTCCGGACCCTGATCGACGTTGACCTACTCGACGTTAGCCCCGTGACCTATCCGGCCTATGAGGACACCGAATCGGGCTTGATGGGCGCAGCTCGGGCGCTGCGGGCCGCGTGCGAAGCGCGCGGTTGGGACCTGGTGGCCGACGACATGGCCGGCTCTTGGAACCCGCTTCCTCCGGCACCAGACAGCAACGACGTACTGAGGACCGCTCTTCGGGCGATCCAGCTTAGGGGCCGCGCCTAAGGCGCGTTGCTCCACCACTTCAGAGGCCTTCCCCGAACGTGCGGGGTGGGCCTCTTTCGTATGCCGCTTTAGCGGCCCCTAGGGGGAGGCAAGACCTTGACGAACTACGCGGCTCAGGCCGAAGCCCTGCTGACCAAGCGGGCGAACATTTTCGAGCAGCGCAAGGCGCTGACTGACAGTCTGAAGGAAGGCGAGGCGCCGACCGCCGAGCAGCGTTCCCAGCTCGACAGCATGGACGCGGACCTGAACCGGCTGGGCGCGGAGGCGCGCTCGATCGTGGAGGAGGGCGAGCGGGAAGCGCAGGCGGCGGAGCTGCGTCAGCGCGCTATCGCTCTGGGCGCGAAGCCCAACGTGTTCACCGGCGATCAGCAGCGACAGGCGCAGGGGTCGAGCCTGTCTGACGAGATTCGGGCCCTGGACTACGGCAAGACGATCACCATCGGCAATGACCTGTACATCCGGCCGGGCGAGGAGGCCCGCGCGGCGCTGGCGGGCGTTGAGAGCCGCGTTGCGACCACTGGCGTTGCGGCCAACGCTGGCGCGACCATCCCGACCAGCTTTGTCGCTCGGGTGCTTGAGTACATGCTCCCGAACATCGGCGTGTGGCAGGCGGGCCCGACCATCATCACCACGGCGTCGGGCAACCCGATGACGTTCCCGCGCCTGACCGCGCGGCCGACCGTTGCGCCGGTCGCGGAGAACACTGTTTTCCCGACGAGTGACGCGGCGTTCAACAGCTTCACTCTGGGCGCCAAGAAGTACGGCGTGATCGTCCAGGTCTCTAAGGAGATGGTCGAAGACTCCGGGATTGACATCGCGGGCTTCATCGCTCAGCAGGCCGGCATCATGGCGGGCCGTCAGGTCGCCCATGACCTTCTGGTGGGCACGGGGGCCGGCGGTCAGCCGAACGGCGTTCTGACGGCCGCTGTCGCGGCCAACGCGGGGACCACCATGGGCACCATTGGCGCCATCTCCGGCGATGACATCATCGCTGGCTACTACAGCGTGATTGACGCCTACCGGGGCAACGCTAAGTGGCTGATGGCTGACGCCACCGTGGGCAAGCTGCGAGGCGTCAAGGACGCTTACGGCCAGTACCTGTGGCAGCCCGGCCTGGTCTCGGGTGCCCCGGACGTGCTGATGGGCAAGCCCGTTGTGACCGATATCAACATGCCGGTTGTCGCGACCGGCAACAACGCCGTTCTCTTCGGCGACTTCTCCAGGTACTACGTGCGCCAGGTCAACGGCATTCAGGTTGAGAAGTCCTTCGAGTACGGCTGGGGCTCCGACCTGGTGTCGTACAAGGTGACTTGGCGTGGTGACGGCGGCCTGTCGGACACGACCGGCGCTCTCAAGACCCTGCTCGGTAAGTGATTCGTAGGGGCAGGGCTTAGCGGCCCTGCCCTTTTCTCTTTACCGAGGGGGTTCGGTTGTCTCTTATACGCGGCTATTCGGGAACGCTTAGCGCTACGTTCATGACGGATGAGACGGCCGTTGACGCTGGGGCGGTTACGGTCACGGTCACTAACCGGGCCGGTACTACCGTGGCTTCTGGCGCGGCTACTACCGGTTCAACGGGCGTCTACACGTTCCCTATCCCGGCTCAGACGGCCCTAGGAACGCTTACCGTGACGTGGGCGGGCGCGTCCCTGTCGCAGACGACTCAGGTTGACGTCATCGGCTCTCCCTTGTTCAACCTGCCCGATCTGCGGGCGGCGGATAAGGCCTTTGCCGACACTTCCAAGTTCCCCACGGCGTCGCTGAGTGCGGCCCGGAACGCGGTCACTGACGAGTTCGCCCGCATCTGCGGCCGGTCGTTTGTCCCTAAGGGCGACACGTATACGACCATGCTCGACAACACCGGGTTTCTTCTGTTGCCGCATGCCGACGTCACGAAGCTTGTTTCCGTCTCAATCGACGGCACGTCGCAGGACGTGACAACGCTTCAGCTCGACCCAATCGGCAAGGTGACGGGGCTTCCGACGCTTCAGACGGCGACGCTTACTCAGTTGTGGGATGGCTCGATCGGCTCGGGCACTCCGGGGCCGGGCCTCACGGTCACCACCTACGAATACGGGTTCACGTACGTTCCGAACGATCTGTATCGGGCAGCTGTACAGCGCGCCCGCTTCATCCTGGCGTCTGTCGCCTCCGGCATCCCGGACCGCGCAACGAGCTTCGTTGCGACGGAAGGCGGTTCTTTCACTCTGGCTACGCCCGGCTCTGGCATATGGCAGACCGGCATTCCGGACGTTGACGCGGTGCTGGCCCGCTACACCATCGCCCCGAAGGGCGTGGTTGCGATATGACCGGCAACGGCTCAACCAACGCGCTTGCTGTCAAGGCGGCCGTACAGACTGCCTTGCAGGCTGATCCCGGGCTTACCGGGATTGAGATCGTATGGGGTCCGGACCCGAGGGACCAGCCTCAACAGTGGGTGCTGTTGGGCGGTATCCGTTGGGATAACGAGGACTGGAAGACGCTTAAGACTAAGCAAGAGGTCTTCACCCTCGATCTGATCATTGAGGTTATGGAGACGGCTTCCAGCTCGTTCGAGGTGGAGACGCAGGCGGCTTCGATCAACACCCGCCTTGAGTCGTTCTTCAAGGCCAGCCCGGGGCTTGGCCTTTCGTACGTCGTCTCATCCATCTACAACCCCGGCAAGCTGCTTTCGTTCCCCGCAGATGACCGCTGGGTGGGCCAGTTTCACGGGGAATTGCGCGTCATAGCGCGTGTCTAATCGGGGGGTTCATCTTGGCTACGGCCATTGTCTACGGGGGCCCGTCTACGGCTGTCACAGCGCCGGACGGCACCCTGTTTCCACGCGGGGTATCGGTTCCCGTTTCTGACGAGCTGGCGGCTTCTCTCCTGCTTCAGAACTTCACCGTTGCCCCGGCTTCTACGCCCGCGCCTACGGCGCTTGCGGGGCCCGCTGAGGCCCCGGCTATCCAGGCTCCGGCTCCGGCCGTGAGCGTTGCCCCTGCGGCCGTTCCTGAGGCCGCCCCGGCTGCCGTTGTCGCGCCGGTTCTTAGCCCTTCCACGGGGGTGTGATCCATGACCGTTTACAGCGTTCATGACAGTTTTCTAGGGATGGGCGAAGAGGCGGCGTACGACACGCCGATAGCTCCGGCCCGGTTCTTCGAGCTTCAGACCGAGAGCTTTGCCGGCAAGTACACCCGCATTGACGCTAAGGGCGTCAGGGCGGGTAACCGGGTGCTCCGAAATGACCGGTGGGCGCCGAACTTCAAGGGTGCTGACGGCACCGTGAAGCTTGAGGTTCTGGACTCCGGGTTCGGGCTTCTGTTCAAGCACATGCTTGGTGCTCTCGCGGTGGGCACGCCCACGGGCGGGTTCACAACGTACACGGCCACGGTCGGGCCCCTGCGGGGCCTGTCTTCGACTTGGCAGGCGGGGCGGTACGCCACTGACGGAACCCTGACGCCGTTCACCTACAGCGGCGGCAAGATTCACAACTGGGAGCTGTCCGCAGCCGTGGACGGCATCTTGGAGCTGTCCCTTGCAATGGACTTCGCCGAGGAACACATAGGCGTTGGCGCGGGTCCGCTGGCTCTGGCCACGCCGACCTATCCGGCCGCGTCTCAGCTCTTCACCTACGTTGGCGGCACGGTCACCGTGGCCGGCACCGCGTTCTACGCGCACGACGTCATGTTCAAGGGCGATAACTCCTTGAAGGTCGATCGGTTCTTCATGGCTAACAACGGCTTCAAGAAAGAGCCGCTTGAGCAGGAGATGCGAAAGCTGACGTGGGAGCTTAAGGGCGAGTTTGACGGCATGACCCAGTTCAACCGGGTTTCTGCGGCGACTAACGCCGGGGCTACCGCTGCGATCGTGGCCAACTTCGCGACCCCTCAGGGCGCGGCGCTGACCGTCACCATTCCGGCGGCGCGGTTCGACGTGGGCCCGCCTCACGTTGATGGCGCGAAGATTCCCGAGATCACCTTTACCGGGATCGCCACTGACGACGGTACGGACCCGCCGATCTCGATCGCCTATTCGTCTAAGGACGTTTCGGCCTGATGGCCGGCGGCCGTGGCAAGCAGTTCACTAGCAACTACTCAAACGACTTCTCACAGAAGATCGAGGTTCAGGGGCTCTATGAGTTCCTGGCGCAAGTTAAGGCCACCACTCCGGAGGTGGCTAAGCAGGTTGCCGACGTGAACAAGAAGGCGGCGGACATCGTTAAGGATGCCGCCGCCGCCAAGGCCGCCGGGATCGGTTCTACGGCCGCTAAGGCGGCCGGTTCCCTGGCGACTTCTAAGGCGACTCGGCAGGCCTCTGTGCGCCTTGGTCGCGGTATGCCTTTCGCCTTCGGCGCCGAGTTCGGCGCTAAGAGATACAACCAGTTCAAGCCGTGGACCGGCAACCAGTGGGTTAAGGAGTCTGGCCCCGCCGGGGGCGTGGGCTACTTCCTATACCCGGCGATTCGGGAACAGAAGGCCCAAGTTGAGGCCGAATACATGGCTTCAATGCTGGCGCTTATGCGCATGGCCGGCTTCCACGTCTCGGACTCCGGCCTTTCCGACTAGCTAACTCTGCCCCCGTCCCGCGCGGGGGCCTTCTACTTTGGGGGTTTCGCATGTCTGCTCTGAACCTGAACCCGGAAGATCTGTCCCTTGGGGACCTTGAGGACTTCGAGAACATCACCGGCATGCAGCTTCAGGACGCGCTAGCGGCTAAGCCGGTGATCGACCCCGAGACCGGCAAGCAGAAGAAGGACGCTAAGGGGCGTCCGCTGCGTGAGGCCCAGCTCTCCATCACGGTGATTAAGGCGCTGGTCTTTCTGACCAAGCGCCGGGAAGACCCCGCGTTCACCATTGAGGACGCCCGCAACGTGAAGGTTACTGAGCTGAACTTCGCGGAGGCTGATGAGGCGGGAAACGCCTAAGGCTGGAACGGCTTAAGGACTGGGCTCTACTTTCCCAGTTCTACGGTTGGACTCCGGCCCAGATTCGAACGCTAACGCTTGGCGAGTACCGCGTGTATCTCGCCCATGCGAAGTACTTACGCGACTCGGGGGGGTCTCGTGGCGGCTGGTGAGAAGATTCTCCGCGTCATCATCGCGGGTGACGCAATGGGCGCGGTTACCGCGCTTGGGGAGCTGTCCCACGGGCTTGAGCACGCCCACTCGGAAGCGGACAAGCACGGCGGCGGCATTACGTCGATGCTTGGGGGAGCCGCTAAGGGCATTGGCTTGTTCGCGGTTGGCGCCGTGGCGGCGGCCGGCGTGGTCGCGGACGAGTTCTACAAGATCGGCTCGGGCTACGAACAGAACTTGAACGCCATTCAGGCGTTCACGCACTCGACCACGGGCCAGATGAAGGCTCTTGAACAACAGCTGTACAGCATGTCTCCGCAGTTCGCTGCGATGGGTCAGACCGTTGGCGACGCCTCAGGGGCTCTGTATGACCTGACCAAGGCTGGCGCCAACAGTAAGGACGCCATGGCCGAGCTTGAGCCGACCATGGCTCTCGCTAAGGCCACGAACACGGACTACTCCGAGTCGGCTAAGGAAATGACTCGGGTCCTGAACTCGTTCGGTCTGAAGGCTTCCGATGCGAGCATGGTTGCGGACACGCTGACCAACGCGACGCACACAAGCACTCAGACGCTTCAGGACATGGCGGACGGCCTGAAGTATGTGAGCGTCGCCGCTCACGACTTCGGCATTGACTTGCAGACCACGTCGGGCGTCATGGCGATGTATTCCAACGCCGGCCTCAACGGCACGCAGGCGGGTACCGCGTTCCGTCAGATGCTTCTGAACATGTCGGCTCCGACCAAGGCCGCTAGGGACGGCATGAAGGCGATAGGCCTTCAGGCGTTCGACACGCAAGGCAAGCTGAAGCCGCTTGGGGACATCTTCCAACAGTTGCAAGACAAGTTCGGCAAGGGCCTTGACGCTCATTCGCTTCAGCAGATCGCGCCGTACCTGAAGGACATTTTCGGGGCTCGTGGCGTGGAGCCGATCCTTGCCGCTATCCGGCAGGGTGGCGGGGGTCTTCAGAACTACATCAACTTGATGCACCGCACGGGCGAGGCTAGCGCGATCGCTCAGGCCAAGTCCAAGGGCCTTTCCGGCACGTTCAACGAGCTGCGGGCCACGGTTGAGTCAACCGTGCAACACCTGTATATGCAGGCCGCTCCGAAGCTGGCGGCGTTCCTTCAGCCGATGGTTGCGGCCCTCCCCGGGGCGCTTACCAAGTTCGGGAAGTTCGGCAAGGAAGCTTGGGACGCCTTCTCTCAGGGCGCCTCCGGCGG